GTTCTCATAGTATGTTGCCGAAGGTTGCGAGTCAAATGTTTGAGATAGATATGATTTGCACCGAAAATGGGGTGTCGAAACTTATCTCTTGCCACAGTTTAATTTCTGGTAGAAAGTTAATAGTGCCATATCATTTGGTGTTAGATAGGGAATTACAAGTAGTAGTTTACAAAAATAGATATAAAAATCACAGGATAATTGACCATTCTCCAGTTAAGTTGGTTTATAAGAATGTGGAGAATGATATAGCCATAGTAGCTTTGAGTGATGGTTTTCCATCACCTTTTCCCAAATTGGCTAGTTGTTTTCAACCATTCGTTAGAGATAATCCGGTTGGTTTAGTATTTCCAAACAAAATTATTAAAATAGAAGGAATATTATCGAATCCGGATCAATATGGTCCTATAGTTTATCCTGTTGGAAAAGCGATGAACACCATTATTAATCCGTTAACATATAAAGATTTGCATTTTGCAGGCATGTGTGGCACAATAGCGATAACTAACCAGGGCCACATCGTAGGAATGCACGTGGCGGGTCATGATGATAAGAAGGTAGGGGTTACTTTGCAATGGTCGCAATCGTGCCGAGAAGATATATTTGAAGTATTGTCAAAACCTGATTGTGGATTGAAAATAGTAACTCAAGTTAATGATAAAGTTGTGAGTGAATGTAGTGGATTGAAGATCAACACTGATTTGAGCGTCTACGTCCCGAAGAATAGTAATTTTGTTAAATCTCCTTTGTATGGAGTGTTCGAAGTATCGAGACAACCAGCTAATTTAAGTGTTTATGGACCTCATACAGTGAAGGATGTTTCGAAATCTAGTAGAGCTCCTATAGGACCTGTGGACCAGGAAGAGTTGAATTTTGCCGGAGATTTACTGGATTTGTATTTTGAAGATTTTGATGATTTTTGAGTGTGAGATCGTTAAAGGTGATGAAATGTTAGCACCTATTAATAAGAAATCTTCGAACGGTATATTCCCTATTAAGGACAAATTAGATTGTTTTGATTTCGAGAAGGGAATTTTTAAAGATGGTTTTAGGGATTTATACAACGAGTTCGAATTACGGATGACTACTGGAGATATAGAGGTTAAAGATATAGCATGGTCAGAAACTCTAAAGGATGAGTTGAGAAATACGGAGAAAAAAGAGCCTAGAAGTTTCAGGGTTAGTCCAGTAACTATGCAAGTCTTGACTAAGAAATGCTTTGGTAAGATGGTGAAGAAAATAGTCCAAGAGAGATGGTTTAACGAAATTATGATAGGCGTAAATCCCTTTTCAGAATGGCCAAAGTTGTACCAACGCATGCAAGGTGGTAGATGTTGGGGTGGAGATATTGGAAAGTATGATAAGTGTATGCGGGTTCAAGTGCAGATTTTGGTTGCTGAGAAAATATTACAGTATTATAAAGGTTCATTGCTACAAGCTGCGAGAAACATCCTGTTAAATATTGCACATAATGTAGTTATTGTGAACGATGATTCATGGATTTTAACACATTCACTTCCATCAGGGTGCTGGTTGACAGCAATTTTTAATAGTTTAGTAAATAGAGTTTACACAGCTATGTGGTATTATAGAGAGATGAAGAGAAATGGCTTCAAGCCAGACTTCATGCAATTTCACAACCATATTTCAGATCCAGTTTATGGTGATGACAGATTAAATAGATGCATAGAACCAAAATTTAAGGATTTTTTGAATGCGATAACTATGGAAAGATTTTTTAATTCTTTAGGGATGGACATGACGGATTCGTTGAAGGGGAAGATCGTGACGCCGTTTCAACCAGTAGAGGAGTTAACTTTTTTGAAAAGATATTTTAGGTTTCACCCTGATATCGGTACGATCACGTGTCCATTAGATTTACGAACTGTATATAGTACATTGTCTTGGATAGACTCTTCAAAGGAAGATCCTGATACCGTGCTAAGAGATAAAATTAATGCATTTCAACGAGAAATATTTTTACATTATGATTTGTACGAAGAGAATTTAAAAATTTTGGAAAAAGCTTGCTTAGAACGAAATGTCCCGTTTTCTTTGTTACCCAGGAGCTATTTAGTTAAATTGTATAATAATGGTGTGTATGATGATTATTATTCTAAAGCTTTTGGTGTTTTAATTTGTTAAATTTATTAATTAAGTTGTTTGTAAAGTCAACTTTAAAAAATTTTACACGTTGTTATTGTAACCTTATAATGGAAACCTTGTAACCAGGGAATTGATAATAGCGTATATTACAAGGAACTCCATTTGTTAAATATAGTGATAATTTAATTCTTTGAGTATAAACTAATAACTTCACTACAATTGAA